AGGTACAGGAAACTCAAACTCACGAGTACCATTTTTAGCTTGTCTTTGTGTTGTTACTTCTCTGATTCCATAGTCTATAAGCATACGCTTTACAAACTGTTCTTCGAGCATAAACTGCTCTTGTTGCCATCTAGTCATAGTTTTGATTTTAAGTTATTATAATTCCACAGTCGGTTGTGAGTGAACTTTCTACTCTTCGTAAAGGTAGATTTTTGACTAGAACGTACTTGTTTGTACTCTTTGTCTGTAAGTCCACTGCACTGACCACTATGTTCGTGCTTGAGTCTATGCCCTCTTGCACGTAATTTTTTCTGTTGTATAGAGTATTCGCATAGCTCTTTCATATTAGTTACTACCATGGTAGCTCGGTTTTAGGTACGTAGGTAAGACCTTTGTAGTTAAACCATTCTGATTTACCTTCTTTGTCTGTATCTTCATTGTAGATAAAAGCAAAAGACTTTGGTAGTTCGCCTACTTTATAACCTTTATAAGTTTTGTTGTTTAAGCGAATGTGATTGTTTGGTAAAAATTTAATTGTTTGCATAGTTTTTTTATTATATTATCTGTAGTATTTCGTATTTAATTTGTTAAAGTATATATTATCAGAGCGAAACGCTAATTTATATTCTTTTACTAGTGTTATAGCTTCACGTCTACTTTCCGCCGTGTCTATTTCTTCATCACCGTGAAAGGTGTTTCTATATATTATTCTGTACATAATTAGTCTCCTTTATAGTTTAGTTCTTTATAAAATTTCGCTGCCGCTTTAGTATTTAGTTTATATTTGCGCTCGTATTTTACTCTATTATCTACGTAGTCCGCTATTTTATCTTTCATTTCATCTTCTGTATTTGTAGAAAACGACATAATGTGATACGGGTAGAAGTTGAAGTACTTACATGTATAGCAACTACGAGTGCTGCCGTCATAAATAGTACGTTGCTCGTACTCATAAGGTATAAGTTTGTGGTATCTTTTACTATTCATTGCATATATTTTTAAAGTTAGAGTAATAAGTTAATATTGTTTCTTGTTGATGTAAAGTACACGTAGTAAATCCAAACTCACCGAATACTTTTTGAGCTATTTTATCTAGTTCTTGCATAATTATTTGTTTTTAGAATATTGAGTTAAATACTCTTTCATTTATAAAATCATAGTGTTCATCGTTGAGGTAATCTACCTCTTCTTCTGTTAGTTCTCTGCCGTCTATATCTGCTGATACTAAAAAGGCGTCTACAAAGTCTGGATAGTCAGAGAAGTCTACTCCTTCGAACTCCATATTTTCTATTTGTGATAAGTTTAATTGCATAGTTATTTATTTTGATTAATGAATTCTTTTATTATATTTTCTAATTGTAGTGTTTGATTTGGTGTAATGTCACCACTTGTTAAATTGTAATCTTCACATATTGAAGTAAAATCTATATATTCTAGCATAGTATTATTATTTTATTAGTTATTATTTTATTATATTATCTTACTATTTTTGTATTTAATTTGTTTACTTTTAGCCATATATTCCAAATGAAGTTGGCACATTACCATTTGCAACCGCTATTAATACAACTAGTGAACCACTTATTATTAAAGTTAATGCGCTGTAAATCAACGAGTTAGATATAATATTTACTATTTTATTATGGTGAAATTTATACATAGTTTTTACTTGTTTAAAGGTGATTATTCGTTTAGTGATTAAAAACAGTGGAGAGCTATTATCCTACTCCCCACTGCGTGAAGTAATTAAATTATTACTTTATCTCTCAATATTACAGGTATTGAAGTGCTACTTGTATAGCTTTTGTACTTTTCGAAGCAAGGCATTGACTCAAGCTTACTTTTCATTATGTCATACACTTTATCATGATTATACTTTACTTGTTTTCCATTTTTGAAAGTGACTTCAATTACTTGGTTTTTTCCGATTAGTGATTTTCTTACAACGAAGCGTTTAGATTTTAGATTTTGCATAGTTAATTTATTTAAGTTATTATTATTTTTTAGTTACATTAATATTATCTGAATGGTTTCGTATTTTGTTTGACGAGTGCTATACACGCAAGCGTTTTACGGCGAAGCGAAGATGCTATACACGACGCCCTTCGGGCGCCATTATGTTGTAGGACGGAGTCTACTCTTCCGACTCTATTTCAAAGTCAGGCTTTAATACTATGACATTAGCCTCATAAGTTATATAAGTAAGAGGCTATTGTCACATTTTTAGTAATTACTACACGAGTTGCTTATCGCGTAGTATTACTGGAACTGAAGTGCTTGAAGTATATGATTTGTATTTTTCAAAGCAGTTCATTTCATTTAGTTTGTCTTTCATTATTTCGTAAGCTAAATCATGATTGTATGTAAATGTTTTACCTGATTTAAATGTTACTTCAATGATTTGATTTTTTCCGATTAAAGATTTTCTAATGACGAATCTTTTTGATTGAATTGAATTTTGCATAGTATTTATTATTTATTAATTATTAAGTTATTTACAAATATATTATCTTAGTACTTCCGTAAAAAGCTTGACAGAATGCTATACACCCCCCAGGGGGGGGCGGCGTACAGTGGAGTCTACTCTTCCGGTCTTGTCTCAGAACCAGGCTGTACTACAATAATATTATCCTACAACTACCGTAAAACCCTTGAAGAGTATGCTATACGCCCTGGCGGGCGGGGGCTAAAACGTAAAAAATCTAGAGGTTTTATGTAAAACGGCCAGGGGCTGGGCAAAAATGTTTAACTTTGGCAAGTGGGCTATGTCAATATTTTTCTATATATAACACTTTACTTCTCTATTTCTAACAAAAAAGATGACACAAGCGTTATAAGTATTATAAGTAATAGGCAAATGTCACGTTTAAATAGCAAATTAACCAAGTGATTATAAAAATATGGCAAGACAAAGACTATCACCAGCCGCTAGGCGAGCAAAAGCAGCTAGAGATAAGGCTGCAGCAATGACTCCTGAGCGTAGAAGGAAGAAAGCAGAGAATCAAAGGCGTAGAAGAGCTAATCCTTCAGCTTCAAAAGGTAAAGATTGGGACCATAAAGACAAAAGATGGGAAACTCCAGCTCAAAACCGTGGAAATGATGGCGAAGGAACTAAAAAAGAAGGCAATAAAAACTATTAAACAATAAAAACATGGCAAGAATTAAGACATATGGGCTAGATTCTGATATAAACGCAGCTGATAAAGTTGTAGGAACAGACGGAACACCAGGTAGTGACCTTGGTAAAACAAAAAACTTTAGTGTAAGTGCGCTTAGATCATTTATCGGGTCGGGTGGAAATTTAATAACTAAAAAAATTACAGTAACTACAGATCAATTAAAGACAATACACACAGGTCCTGTTACTTTAATAGATATTGCTGACAATGAGGTTGCTGATGTTATTTCTGTTATTATAAAAACAAGTAATCAAACAGCTCAAAATAAGTTAACGTTTCCAGATCCGCTAACAATAGAGCCGGCTATATCTAACAGCACATCTTATAACTACCCTATAGCAGCTGCCTCACTAAATAATACATCAAATATTATTTACAAGCCTATAGTTGCAGCTGGAGGTACTGACCCTGGTCCTATCGTAGGCGATGTTAGATTTAAAAGCACTAGCTCTTCAAATGCACCTACAGAAACAGGAACAGCAACCACAGAAGTTACTATTTGGATAACTTACCAAATAATAGATCTTACTGATATTTAAAAAAAACGCTAAAACGCGTAACTATATAAATATTAATAACCTTTAAAACCAAAACCAATGACAGTTTATTATTCGACTAACACGTGGAGTAGTCAACCACAACCAGATGAAAACCGTTTAAAACTATGGAACCATATTGCCGATAAACAGAACTGGCGCATCGTTCAGCTACCAAACGGATATTACCAAACAGAGTACAAAGATTTACGTGATAATGAAAATTGGCACGATGTAACTCGCAGAGAAACTATAGAAGCTGCAGAAACATCGATAGACAAGACAATAGAGCATTATGTAAAAAAAATTGACTTTGTAAACGGACCAAAAGTGGTCAAAACATTTGAAAAATAATTTAAATTAAAATTTAATTAAATGGAATTTAATAACCCTAGTCAGATAGTTAAAGATCTGACATTTGGCGATGCAGCCAACAGTAAAATAATGTCAGGCGTCGAAAAATTAACAAGCGCAGTAAAGAGTACTTTAGGTGCTTCTGGAAAATGCGTAATTTATGAAGACGCACTTGGCCGACCGGTAATTACAAAAGACGGAGTAACCGTTGCAGAAAGCGTAGTCTTGATAGACCCGGTCGAAAATATTGGAGCAACCTTAATTAAAGAGGCTGCTGCTAACACAGTAAGAGAAGCAGGTGACGGTACTACTACAGCTACCGTTCTTGCTTATTCTATATTAAAAAGTATAAACGATTCAGATAATGAAGAAACGATTAGAGACATTAAAGCTGGCATTTATAAATGTAGCGAAAAAGTTATGGTTTATCTTAATAAAACCAGTATACCGGTTAAAAATAAAATGCTCAAAGAAGTTGCTGCAATATCATGTAACAACGACAAAGAGCTTGGAGGCAAAATTGGAGAAGCTTATGAAAAAGTTGGAAAAGATGGAGTCGTTTTAATGGAAGAGTCCGAGACAAACGAAACTTATGTTGAGTTTGTTGATGGCGTTCAATTTGATTCTAGACTAAAATCTCCACACTTAGCTACAGATAAAGAAAAATCTGTTTGTACGTTAGATAATCCTTATGTTCTTTTAGTTTCTTCGCCAATACCAAATATTAGAAAAATACAAAGTGTATTGGAGTTTGTTATTAAAAATAAAAAACCACTACTTATTGTAGCAGATGTAGAGCATCAACCATACGCAACTCTTATTGCTAATAAAGTTAAAGGTAATATTAAGGTTAACGTAGTAGATCCTCCTGGCTTTGGCCCAACAAAACTACAGTCTATGGAAGACTTAGCGTTTCTAACTGGAGCTAAACTCATGAATGAAGAGCTAGGCGATGATTTAGATCTTATAGAGCCATCTGTTTTAGGTAAAGCAGTAAAAGCTGTTACAGATAATAGCAATACTGTTTTACAAGTAGAAGACAAAGGTGATGAGTTAAGCGATCGTATAGAAGATGTAAAGAAAAGTATAAAAGAAGAAACTAATGGATTCTTTAAGAAAAAGCTCGAGCAGCGCCTTGCAATGTTATCCGGTGTTGTCGGTATTATCAAAGTTGGTGCTGACAGTAAGGTAGAGCTCAAAGAAAAGAAAGATAGAGTTGAAGACGCTATATACGCTACTAAAGCAGCATTAAAAGAAGGTATTGTTGCTGGTGGAGGAGTTGCTTTATTAAACGCGGCTCAAAATGTTAAAGCAAATTCTACTGGTGAAAAAATATTACTTGAAGCCATTAAGGCCCCTTATAAAACTATACTTAGTAATGCTGGTATAGAAGAAAAATATTTTGACAGAAAAAACACTGGACTAGATGTTAAAACTGGCTTAAAAGTAAATATGATTAAACACGGTATTATAGACCCGGTTTTGGTTACAAAATCGGCGCTAAAAAATGCCGTAAGTGTTGCTACTACAATTGTTTCAGCAGACTGTATAATAAGTAATAAAAGATTAGAAGATGCAAGCAATTAATTATTATTTAGTAGTTGACAAAATAAAAGAAGCGCCGAAGAAAGTAGGTGGCCTTGAGCTTACTGAATCTCAAGACAACGACGTAAGATATTTAAAAGGCAAAGTTATAAGTGTTGGTGATCAAGTTCCTGTAGTAAAAAAAGGTGATATAGTTAGATACGACAAACACCAAGGATATGGAATACATTACAACGAAAAACTTTATTATGTTATAAAAATATCTGATGTTGTTATAGTAGAATGAAGTTAAGCTCTAAAGATTTACGTGAAATTAAGTTGTTAAAATACTATAGGCTTGTTCGCAAATGGGCATGTAAAACCTACGAATTAAATGATGCTGATCTAGAATTATTAATATATTTAGATTGTAAAAATTTTTTCACGCGTAATGATTTTATTAATGGAGTCTATACTTATAGTTGGGATAAACATAGATGGGATAGGTTAAGAAAAAATGGCTGGATAGATGTTTTCAAAAAAAGAAATAGAACAACATCTAAATATTCTGTTTACAAAGTTTCTACTAAATGTAAGCATTTAATAAGTAGAATTTACAGAATACTACTAGGAGAAGAAGACTTACCAACATATAGCGCAAATAAATTCTATAAAAATAAAACATATACAGATAAAGTTTACAACAAGGCTATTGACGATATGATAAAAGACAACGAAAGATAAAACAAACAACTATGAACTTACCAATTACAGCAAAAGCACAATACTCAACACAAAAAGGCTTAATAACTACTAGACCTATAATAGGTGGATCTTGTGATTGCACAGATGATTGCGATTGCAATTCTCCATCAAAATTAACAAAAGAAGGCAAATCAAAGTTATTAGCTTCACCGAAAGTCACAGGCGCATTTAGAGACGCTATTGAGTCTTCTCCAGCTACAAAAAAAGGTTGCAGATATAAATAATGGCTTTTAATCTAAAATCAAAAGGAGAATTATTCGGTTACAATGAAGAACTATCTGAGTTTGGAAGACCAGTTTTTGAAAAAAAATTAGAAGATGGTATTATAGCTGAAGCAAACAGAGACGGCACAACTTATGTGAATAAAGATGTTTCAGATAAAAAAAAGAAAGACTCTATAGCTCACGAAAACGTTCATCACTGTCAGATGCTTCAAAATAGACTAGATTATAATAATGATATTGTTACCTGGAAAGAAGACACTATTAGTCAGCCTAGAGTATACAAAAGACAGCAAGGCGCTTTAATATCAATGGAAACTGGAGAATCTGATTATGAAGGTGGTGATTTTCCATGGGAAGAAGAAGCTAATTTAAAATCTTAAATATGAGTTACAAAGGAAATATAATAACAAACAAAGCAAAGTCTTCGGCTTTTAAAATGAATGAAGCGCTTATGGAAGGTGCAAAGTTTGCTGCCGGCACAGGCGTTGACTATTCTAAAGCAGCTGGTGAAGGATTTAAGTCTTTTCTTCAAGACTCTGGTTTAAGTACTGAAAGCTTAGAATCAAAAGTTAAAGATCTAGAAGAACAGTTAAAAAATTCTAAAAAAAATGAATACAAAGCTGGATCTAAAAAAGCTGTAAACACTAATGATGTTGTTATAGAGCAAGTCGAAGATAAAAGCGCTGCTCAACTTAGAAAAACCACTAAAGGCAAAGGTAGAAACTTTAGATCAGTAGAAGAAGGCGCTGGTATGACAGAGGCTGGTGTAAAAAAATATAGAAAAGATAATCCCGGTAGTAAACTTAAAACAGCCGTTACTAAGTGTGATGTTAAGGTTGGTACAAAAGCGTATAAGAGACAAAAAGCTTTTTGTTCAAGGTCTAAAAGTTGGACAGGAGAAAGAGGTAGAGCGGCAAGAAAAAGATGGTGTTGCAGTAGATTTTAGCGTTATGAAGTCAAAAGGTTTAGGAGACACTATTGAAAAAATTACAAAAGCAACAGGAATTAAAAAAGTTGTAGAAAAATTACCAGGAGATTGTGGTTGCAAGAAAAGAAAAGATGCTTTAAATAAAGCATTTCCTTATAAAAAATAAAAGTATGGCTTTTAGTATGAAAAAAAAGTTAAACAATTATGGTTTAGCTAAAAAAGATCCACCGATTAAAACAGAGCTTTTAGAAGAAGTAGATTTAGGTCTTGTTCCTAGTAAAAACATTAAGCCTACATACGAAGGTCATCAGTTTTCACATGTAGCTGAAATAAATAAAGATAAAAATTTAGTAACAAAAGGTCAAACTGATAAGTCTATAGGTTTTTTTGAAGCTGTAAATCCTTCATTAACAACAAAAGAATCACAAGAAGGAAAAAAAGTATCACAAAAAGAGTGGTTTTTTAAGCATTACGGGCAACCGGAAGTTTTAGAGCTTATGTCTAGGCAAGGATTAACTGCTGACGGTAAAAGACTTTCTGTTGAAGACCTAAAAAAAATGTACGAGCAAACTAAAAAAGCTAGAATACTTAAGGGTGAAGCCCCAGAACACGCTAGTGCGTCTGTTGTTACTAAGTATGAACCAAAAACAGGTTTGCATAGAAACGTTGGAATTGGTACTTCTATTGACGCATTAAAAGGAGAAGTTGGAGCAACTGGCCCAATGCTTGATGAAGAACTTACTCATTACAGTAATTACGACGCTTTGCAAGGTCGCATACTGGTTAATATACTAGGTGGAGATATAATGAAATCTACTAAAGGTAAAAACTTAACCATGGAGCAAAGAGAATACATTTCAAGACCTGAAGAAACAATGGGTACTTTTAATCAATTTAGATCATTAATAAATCATAAGTATGGTAAAAAATACGATATTGATGATCTTAAAAAAATAGAAAATAAAATTCCAGAAGTTAAAGAACAATGGTTTTATAAGTCTTTTGACAAAAAAGACATAGTAAAAGCCTTAAACACCATAGCTTACGAAGAAGAAAAGCAAGATATTATTTCTAATTTTACAAACGCTTAAATACGTATATAACGTGTAATTATATATTATATATATAAACAATAAAATTTAATAAAATGAAAACACTAATTTTAACCTTAAGCTTGTTTTTTTCAAGCTTTTTAGTAAACCCAGAAGTAAAAACAGAATTTAAATCAAATGGTTTTTTAGGAAGCTGGCACAGTGATGGAAGCGATTACTCAATGTTGATAACTGAAAAAAATGGACAATTAGAAATATATAATTATTTTTTTAACAAATCAGTTGTTGACAATATAAAAAAAGTAGAATTACACACTGTAGAGGAAAAAGTAGTTAGGTTTACTAGAAAAAGAATGAAAACAACTATATTTTATGTAGAAAACAACCACAGAGTACAAGTAAAGTATAAGTTAATTAATGAAACTAAAATGAAAGCCATTTTCAAAGGCGATTGGAATGGTACTATATATTATAACAAACAAAACAATTAAAACACAACAAAATGGCAAATTACGGAAAAGGTATTGGACCAGCTAAGCTAGGAGTATCTAAAGCTATGGCTAAAAAATACTCTTCAATGAAACAGGCAGAACCAAAAACAGGTAAAGCAAAAAACAAAAAAGCTGATCCAGAAGGAGGATCTTATCAAACTTATCTTTCAGGTTTAAGAAGAAAATATCCAGAGGCTACAGGTGAAGATTTAAAAAAGAAAAAATTAATATCTAGCGACTATGTCGATACTTATAATGATTTCTATAAATCCTTTCCTGTTGGAACAAATGATCCAAAACCGACAAGTTCCAATAAACAGACAGAACCAAAGACAGGTAAAAAACAAAAAGCTGATTCAGAAGGAGGAAGTTACCAAACTTATTTATCTGGACTAAGAAGAACGTACCCAAAAGCTACTGGTGAAGATTTAAAAAAGAAAAAATTAATATCTGATGACTACGTTGAAGTTTATAATGATTTTTACAAGTCTTTTCCTGTAGGCACGAACGATCCTAAACCAAAAAGTTCTAGTAAGCAGGTAGAGCCAAAAACAGGTGGCAAGTCAATGTTTGACGCAGATGGAGATGGTGATACTGTTTTTAATGATAGTAATAACGATGGTACTATGTTCAGTAGGTTTATTACAAAAGCGAGAGAAGGTAGTAGAAAATCAGACGCGCAAGCACTTAGAGCTAAAAACACTCAACAAGCTGTAAATAATAAATTTAAAAAAGATATTAGCGAAAAAGGTTTTATTGAAGCATTTAAGCAAAACTTTAAGTTTTAATGAAAAAAATTTGGCAATGGTTAACCGGTAGCGTCATCAAAGAAGTTGGTGACGTTATCGATAAACTAACGACTACCAAAGAAGAAAAGCTAGAAGCACAAAGACTAATAACTGAAATTCTCGAGAAAGCTGATAAAGAAGCACAAGAGCAAGTGACGGCAAGATGGCAAGCTGATATGGCTTCAGACAGTAAGCTATCAAAAAATATAAGACCTATGGTTCTTATTTATTTAACAGTTATATTTACTGCATGCGCTTTTTTTGATGGTAATATTGGTGAATTTAGTATTGCAGATGAATATATACCTATATTTCAGACCTTGCTCGTTACCGTTTACGGTGCTTATTTTGTAGGCCGAAGCTGGGAGAAAGCAAAATCAATGACAAAAAAAGATTAAATGGCAAGAATTAGTACGTATGTAATAGATAATAACATTACCGCTCAAGACAAGGTAATAGGTACTGATTCTTCTGGCGCAGTTACTAAAAACTTTAATTTAGCAGATTTAGGTGAATTTTTGTCTAAAGGCTATGCTAATGTAAACGGCCAACACTCTTGGACTTTTGTTAATCAGATACAAACCGGCGGGTTATATGGCCCTGCCAATGGCGCTTCAATAAGCACTTTAACTACTATAAAGTTAAATGAAATAACAAGCGGCGAAAAAAACATACAGAACTTTTTATTAGAATATAAAGGTAAAAGAATATTATTAGTTGATATAGTAGACCCCAACATATATGGTCTATTTGATGTGACTAGCATTGCTGAAGATCAAACTAATTTAAATAATTATGATATAGGCTTAGACCATATATCAAGCAATGGGACATTAACCCTGGACAAAGTATATGCGATATCAATGTACGCTCAAGACGCGACGTATGCGCATAGACAAATAAACGCTTCAACGACTTGGACTATAAATCATAATTTAGGAAAGTTCCCAAGTGTTAGCATAAAATTTTCTAGCAGCGACCAAATATATGAAAACGTTGGTGCTTTTGCTGGAGTAATATATACAGATCAAAACAACTTAACAATTAACCTAGCGGCCGCAGAGAGTGGGTACGCTTATTTAAACTAAAAATATGGCAATTCCATTTTTAAATCACTTAGACTTACGAAGCGTATCGGAATTACAAAATGCGATACTTCACAAAACAACAACAACAACCGCCTCTAACGTTGAGGGTAAATTTATTTACGATACAGGAACTAATACAATGCAGTATTATAACGGAACATCTTGGATTAACTTGGATGGTTCTGGAGATATTTCTGCGGTTGTAGCTGGTGCAGGTTTAACAGGTGGCGGTACTTCTGGTTCTGTTACATTAAATGTAGGAGACGGTGCAGGTATTACGGTTAACGCGGATAGTATTGACGCAAATGTTGATGATATAACTACACAAATAGTATCTGATAATATTGTTGCTAAAACTGCTGCTGTTACAAATGGCAGCGCTCAACTAGCTACTGGTGATCAAATATATGATTTTGTTACAGGTCAAGGATATATTGACGGTAACCAAACAATTTCATTAAGTGGTGATTTATCTGGGTCTGGTACAACATCAATCAACGCTACTATTGTAGCTGATGCTGTTGAAGCCGGAATGCTTAACGATAATGTTATTTCAGGTCAAACAGCGTTAACAAGTGGCTTAGCTGATGCGGATGAATTCTTGATTAGTGATGCGGGCACCATAAAGAGAATGGACACATCTGTTCTAAAAACGTATATGCAGAATAACCTTACCTTCAGTTCTGGAACAGTAACTGGTACCGGTACAACTAATGTACTTCCAAAATGGACAAATGGGGGTAATGGTGCTTTAGGAGATTCGAGTATCAGCGACAATGGAACAACTGTAACTATTACTGGTAACTTAGATGTTCAAGGAACAACAACCACCATAGACTCTACAACAGTTGCTATTGGTGATAATATGATGAAGTATGCTAAAGATAACACGGCTAACGCTTCGGATATTGGTTGGTATGGTAAGATTGTTTCTTCTGGAACAAAATACCCGGGTATGTGGTATGATGCCAGCACTGGCGTTTCAACGCCTAAATTCGCTTTAGGTATTGCTACTACAGAACCAACTGGCACGGGAACTATTGCTGTTACAGGTACATTAGTAGCTGATCTAGAAGGTAATGCTGTTACAGCTACAAGACTAGCGTCTGCACAAAACTTTTCTATAGATGGTGATATTACAGCCTCTGCGGTTAGCTTTAATGGTTCTGGCGCTGTTGTTTTAAACGCTAATATAGACGCTAATGTTGTTGGAGCCGCTGAGCTTAATGTTTCTGGCAATGGTACTTCAGGATATTTACTATCTTCTGATGGTGATGGTTCATTCAGTTGGGTCGCCGCTGGTTCAGCACCAAGTGATGCTACAATAACTTTAAATGCCGGTGATGGATTAGACGGTGGTGGAGCATTTACCTTAAATCAGGCAAGTAACGAAACAATAACATTTAGCGCTGAAAACGCTAGTACAACAAATAAAGGTGTTGTAGAATTAGCAACTTGTGCGGAAGTTTTAACTGGCACGGACGGTTCTAGAGTTGTGACACCAGACACATTGGCTTGTAAATCAGTTACAGCAACAATTTCAGCGGCTTCAGTTTCAGGTTCTAATTTATATGCTGAAATCACGCACTCTTTAGGCACTGAAGATGTAATGGTTGAACTATTTGATGCAAGCACAAAAGAAACAGTTTTTGCTTTAGTTGAAAGAAAAGACAAATCAGGAACTAACTCCACAAGTAAAATTACAGTTTATTTTTCAGCAGTTCCTTCAAACAACATAGAAGTTCTTATTACATCATTAAAAGGAGCGACAGCAGGCACAGTAGCTTATAGCTAGTATTAAAATAATAATTTAATTTATGTCAATTAAAATTCTTAATGGAATTGACGTGGACAACGGCGTGTTGTACACAGACACTGTAAATGATAGAGTAGGTATTGGAACTACTAGTCCTGATGCGCCTCTTCATATTAAAAGTACTAATTTCGAAATGTTAAAGCTAGAGCAAAACGATGCTAATGGAGGTTTGATACGTTTTTTAAATACTGATGACACTGATGGTTGGTTTACTGGTATTGCTGGCACTGAAAAATTTATAATATCAAGAACAGCTGATAATACGTCTCCTATAATAACAGTTGAACAAAACGGCGACGTCGGGATTGGGACAGATAGTCCATCTTATAAACTGCATAATACAGGAACTACTAGATTAGAGGGCAGAATAACATTAGGTGGAGATGTAAATAATTTTATAGAAGGGGTTGGAAATGGAATAAATTTCAAGACAACTGACGATTATAATTTTATCAAAGGAGCAAACACTTTATTTACTATAAAGAGTACTGGTAACGTCGGGATCGGAACGACTATTCCATCTACTAAGCTACATTTAGCTGACTCTAATGACGTTTATCTTACTCTAGAATCTACTAATGCAAGTACTGCAGAAGAAGTAGCAATTAAATATAGTAACTTTTCAACAGGTAGTAACTATTGGTGGACAGGTTTAAATCAATCTGCTAGTTACTCATTAGCCTATGGAACGACTTATTCCGGAGCTAATGTTAAAATGGAAATTTCAACCGCGGGTGACGCAACTTTTGGAGGTACAGTTTATATCCCTTCAAAATTAGAACATACTGGAGATAGTAATACTTTTTTAAATTTTTCAGATGATACTATAACATTATCTGCAGGTGGTGCTGTTACAACTTTACAAGGGAATGGTAACACAACTTTTGCAGGGGCTGTTTTTGTGGAAGATGATTTGTATTTAACAGATGCGGGAACAGTTAGAGGTAAAATACAGTTAAACGCAAGTGACAGAGATGACTTAGATATTAAAGCAGTTTCGTTAGGTAGTAAGATGAAATTCTTTACTGTTGATACAGAAAGAATGCGTATTGACTCAGACGGCAACGTCGGTATCGGGACTTCTTCTCCTACAGGAAAACTAGAAATTCAAAGAACCCAAATCACAACTCAATTTGATAGAGATTCTTTTTTAAGATTGCACCCATCAACAACTACAAACTCAGGTGGTTTTACAAATATCTTTTTTGGAACATCACCAGTTAACAATTATGGTGTTGCTATTGGTGGCCTTAGAGCGGGAACTGATGGAACTCCATCATTTAGTGTTAGAATGTTAGATGATTCTATTACAGGTACAGAAGTTTTAAATATTGGTAGTACTGGCGCCGCAACTTTTGCAGGTAAAATTATAGCAGAAAAAGGTGTTCAATTTACTGGAGGTACTATCGCAGCAGCAACTACGGTTTTACACACAAACAACGTTGTTTATGCTCGTGGCGGAAGTGGTGGTATGTTCTTACAAAATGCGGATGGTTCTGATGGTATATTTATAGCAAATGACCATGTTAGACTTGAAACAGGAAGTGCTGAAAGAATGCGTATTACCTCTAGCGGCGACGTTGGAATCGGAACAACTAGCCCTAGTGCTAAGTTAGAAGTAGAACAAAGTAATTCTAGCACAAATACAGTTTTTCTTTCTAATAGTTATAATAATAAAGGGTTTAGAACTGGACATTCTGGTTATGCTACATTTTCAGGTTATAATGATTCTAACAATACAACGAGCGGGAGCGCTTATGGTGCTTTGATAGGATTAAATACTTTTTATAACGGCACAAATTTTTATAACGAAAACCAATATATAGACCCTTCTAGCATTTTATTTAAAGACGGTAATATATTATTCCACACAAATGACATTTCTGCTAGTGGTAACTTTACACCAAGCGAAAGAGTTAGAATAACTAAAAACGGCAACGTCGGGATTGGGACGAATAATCCTGGATCAAGACTAGAAGTAAACGGAGAAATTGACGCTAATGGAGGTGATGGTTATCGTATAGAAACAAAACCTTTTGCAACTTGGTCCTTAGATTTACTTACTCTAGGTGATTGGGATGGTGAAGGATATGCTACTCGTATAATGGGTAGTAATTCGTCAGAAGTAATGAGAGTTACTGGAACAAACGTTGGTATCGGGACAACAGCACCAGGAGCAAAGTTAGAAGTTAATGGTAATTCTAGATTTATTGGCTCAATGCAGTTTTATCAAGGTAGTACATCAAATCAATATTTAAATATATTACAATCTGGCGGAAGTACTTTTATAAACACAGGCACTTCTGGAGAAACAATATATTTTGGTGCACCCTCTAGTAATACAACAAATCTTTATATACAAGGAACTGCTTCAATAAGTTCAATAGCTAACGCCACAACTGATACAGATAAGTTTTTAGTTTCACAAAGTGGCACGGTACAATACAGAACAGGTGCTCAATTAGCATCTGATATAGGTGCTGTTACTGGTGGCCCTTTTTTGCCAATTAGTGGAGGAACATTAACTGGTGGTTTAAGTATACCAGAATATTTATATCACTCTGGAGACCAAAATACAAATCTTCGTTTTCAAAGCGACTCAATAGAGCTCTACACTGGTGGTTGGAAAGTTTTTGGTAATACAACTTTAAAATATGGAGCGCTTTATGGTGATAACGCTTTAAGAGTTTACGCAACACAAGCTGGTGGATATGTAAATGGATCTCTTGAAGTTAGCGATTATGTTAAAGCTGTAGACGGATATAAAGGATATGTCTCTTATTTTCATAATGCTGGATTTTTCCATAGCCCAAGAAGCCAAGATGGCGCCAACCCACTGTTTATTCCTATAAATTCAACAGGAATGAGTTCATCAGACCAATATTATAATACTTGGGTGCCTTTATACGCGGGTAGAGTTAGAAAAATTATAATAAAGCATATATCAGGAAGTACACCAGTTGCTACGGCTTGTACTTTTCGCAAAAAAATAAATGGAACATTAAGCGGCACAACTTACGCTGGAACCGTCACAGGTGGAGGCTCGGCAGGTATGAAAGTTACTTTTGATTTTGGAACTACTAATTTTACTTTTAACGCTGAAGACGAAGTGCAAATAGGAATTGTGACTGGGGTAGCAACTCAGCCAAGAATGGGGGGATGTTCTTGTCAAATATGGTATGAATATAATATAACTTAATATGGCAAATATAAACGACAACATAAGAGGCAAAAAACTATTTAAAGAAGGTGGTTCAAAACAACAGGCTGTTAAAGGTTCTGACGGTGAATACACCGTATCTAAAGAAATATCTGATGATTTAACTGGTTTAACAGATATTAGCGACTTGTTTAACAACGACGATATTTATCAAACTAATAAGTTTTTATTAAAACAAATTGAGGATTTAAGACAGGACGTAGAAGAGCTTCACGCGTTTATTAAAGATGCTTTTGGTAAAGATTCATCAAGTGCTGCATCTAAAGGAGATACAGGCGCTACAGGTCCACAAGGGCCTAAAGGAGACACAGGAGCAACAGGAGCAACTGGCCCAGCTGGTGCCGATGGTAAAAATGGTAGTGACGCTTCTGTAAGTGGATTTAAAGGTCAAAGAACAGTAGGTAAAGAAACTTGGACATTTGAGGCAGGTTTATTAAAATCAGTAAAATAATAAAATTATGACATACGATTGGAATTGTAAAACAGTAGATGTACACCCTCAAGCAGAAGGTGAAACAGATGTAGTGTATAATGTACACTGGATTGTAACTGGAACTTCGGATCAATTAGATCCACAAGAAAACGCTTATTCAGCAACTAATATTGGAACTCAAGTAGTAACTTTAGACCCTGAAGCTGAGTTTATACCTTTTGACGAACTAACAAATGAAATAGTTGTAGAGTGGACAAAAGATGCTATGGGTGAAGAAAAAGCTCAAGCTATTGAAGATAGTTTAGCGGCTCAAATAGCAGAATTAGAAAATCCAACTTCTGTAACTATGACAATAGAAAATTAAAGTAATGCGTAAATACGTAATACTTAACTATATGTTAAACATTTAAATTAAATAAAATGGCAGAAAAAATCGCAAAAAAAGAATTAACTAAGCTTCAAGACTTAGTGAAAAACTACAATCAACATCAATTAAAACTAGGCGAGCTAGAAGTTGAAAAGCATAGATTACTACACAGTATATCAAATGTTCAAGAAGAACTTCAAAAGTTTCAAGATGAATTAAAAGAAACCTACGGTGAAGTTAGCATCGACATCAATGATGGTAAAATTGCAAAAAATGAGCCTAGTAAGGAAGATTAGTATAGGAAGAGACTATAAAAATGATGCCATGCACTATTCTGTTGGACAGGAAGTGTATGGTGGTCATATTATAGAAAATATAATAGAAGAAGATAACAAGTACTCTATTTATATTAAAAAAGACAATGAAGTTTTACCTTGGAAAGACTTTAACAAAAACATGGCTATTGCAGTTGAATATAACTTAGAGTACTAATGAATTCTTTATTTAATTTTATAATTAAACCTTTTGAAGAAAGAACAAATAATAAATTAAAAATAAACGAATCCGAGTTAATACTTAACACTGAAATGCAAAACCACCAATATGTTAGTAGGCACGGGATTGTTATTTCAACACCTTTAGTGGGTTGTACTGAAGTTAGTATTGGTGATGAGATTATAGTTCACCATAATGTGTTTAGAAGATTCTACGACATAAGAGGTAAAGAAAAAAATAGTAAAAGTTATTTTAAAGAAGATTTATTTTTTGTTCAGCAGGATCAAGTTTACGCTTATAAATCAAATGATGAGTGGAAAGCTATAAAAGGTTTTTGTTTTATAAAGCCTTTAAAAGAAAACAACAGTTTTTCTTTAGAAAAAGAAATTGTTGGAAAAGGAGTTGTTAAGTATAGCGATGGTTATGTAGATGAAAACGCATTAGTTTCTTTTAAGCCTGGATTTGAATACGAGTTTTTTATAGAAAACGAAAGACTATATAGGGTTCCAAACAAATTTATTACAATTAAATATGAACATCAAGGAGACGAAAAAGAATATAATCCAAGCTGGTCACAAAGCAGTTGAGGAATTAATAAAAGTTGCTGAAGAAAAAATTATTACAAATACAGAAGATGATGTTTCAGCTGATAGACTTAAAAATGCTGCGGCAACAAAAAAACTAGCAATATTTGATGCTTTTGAAATATTAACTAGAATACAAGAAGAAGAGCATATTTTAGAAGACAAACCAAAAGAAGAAACTAAAAAAACTTTTAGTGGTTTTGCAGAAAGGAGATCTAAATAATGTACGAGCAGAGTTTATATAAAATTATACAACCTATAAAAATAAATACATTAAATAGATTAAATAAATCTAAAAAATGGAAATACGGTTACAACAAAGAAAATGATGTTGTAGTTATAAGTAAAACTGGCCAAATTGGAGAAATTTACGAAATACAAGGTCTTAAAATAGCGCTTCCTAAGCGACCTAAAGAAATACATAAAGGTGAAGATAGGTGGAAGCCTAAAGAATACCCTAGAGAGCTTAAAAACATTAATAGCGTGTTTGAGTGGAGAGATTATCCAGAAGATTTTAAAGCTAAATGGGAAAATTATATTGATAATGAATTTAAAAAACGAGAAGAAGGTCATTGGTTCTATAATAGAGGTGTGGCTACTTACATTACTGGCACTCACTTTATGTACTTGCAGTGGAGCAAGATTGATGTTGGGAAACCAGACTTTAGGGAAGCAAACAGATTATTCTTTATATTCTGGGAGGCTTGTAAAGCAGACGCACGATCTTACGGAATGTGTTACCTTAAAAACCGTCGTTCAGGATTTTCGTTCATGTCTTCAGCAGAAGCCGTTAATATGGCGACAATTACGTCAGATGCACGGTACGGTATCTTGTCTAAGTCTGGAGCCGATGCTAAGAAAATGTTCACAGACAAGGTTGTACCAATATCAGTCAACTACCCGTTCTTTTTCAAACCCATCCAGGACGGTATGGACAGGCCCAAGACAGAACTCGCTTATAGAATACCAGCCAGTAGGCTCACAAGAAAGTCAATACAAAACAAACAAGAACAAGAAACGCTCGAAGGATTAGACACTACTATTGATTGGAAAAACACAGGAGATAATAGTTATGATGGTGAAAAACTAGCTTTATTAGTGCACGATGAAAGCGGTAAATGGGAAAGACCAGATAATATATTAAATAACTGGAGGGTTACAAAAACCTGTCTTAGATTAGGTTCTAGAGTTATTGGAAAGTGTATGATGGGATCAACTTCTAATTCATTAGATAAAGGTGGAGAAAATTTTAAAAAACTATATTACAACTCCGATGTTACTAAAAGAAACAGGAATGGACAGACTAGCTCAGGATTATATTCTTTGTTCATACCTATGGAGTGGAACTACGAGGGATTCATTGATTCTTATGGACACCCTGTTTTCGATACTCCAGAAAAACCAGTAGAAGATACGTATGGTGATTTAATAGAGACAGGTGTTATAGAACATTGGCAAAATGAAGCCGAGGGTTTAAAAAACGACCAAGATGCGTTAAACGAGTATTATAGGCAGTTTCCTAGAACTGAAGAGCACGCGTTTAGAGATGAAACAAAAAACAGTATATTTAATTTAGTTAAAATATACGAACAAATAGATTACAATGAAGATCTATTAAACACAAACGTTGTTTCTACAGGAAGTTTTCAGTGGGAAAACGGAATAAAAGATACTAAAGTTAAATTTACACCAAATAAAAACGGAAGGTTTAAAATAACTTGGGTTCCTAGCTATAGTTTGCAAAACAAGCAAATTTTAAAAAATGGAATAAAATATCCTGGAAACGATCATATAGGCGCTTTTGGTTGTGATAGTTATGATATTTCTGGTACAGTTGATGGGCAAGGTTCTAAAGGTTCATTGCACGGCTTAACAAAGTTTAGCATGGAAGACGCGCCTCCAAATTCTTTTTTTCTTGAATACATAGCTAGACCTCAAACGGCAGAAATGTTTTTTGAAGATGTATTAATGGCTTGTGTATTTTATGGCATGCCTCTTTTGGCTGAAAATAATAAACCAAGACTTTTGTATTACTTTAAAAGAAGAGGTTATAGAGGATATTCTATGAACAGGCCAGATAAACTTTGGAATAAACTTTCTATAGCAGAAAAAGAAATAGGAGGTATACCAAACTCTAGCGAAGACATTAAACAAGCACATGCAGCAGCTATTGAATCTTATATAGATAAATATGTAGGATTAAAATCAGATGCACAATATGGAGACATGTATTTTAATAAAACATTAAATGATTGGGCTAAGTTTGATATAAATAAAAGAACAAAGTTTGATGCCGCTATAAGCTCTGGTTTAGCTATAATGGCTTGCAATAGGCATTTATATAGACCTGTTGCTAAAGTAGAAAAACAACCAATAAATATAAAAATCGCTAAGTTTAGTAATAGTGGTAATTTATCAAAAATAATAAAATAACATATGGCTGAGTCAGTTGTAAAAAGTTTTTTTCCTAGTCAAGTTGCTAGCGATCAAGAAAAAGCCTCTTTAGAATACGGTTTAAAGGTCGGTAGAGCTATTCAAGACGAGTGGTTTAAATCTACTAACGGTAACAATAGGTATAAAAGTAATCAAAACACTTTTCATAGATTAAGGTTGTACGCTAGAGGAGAGCAATCAATACAAAAATATAAAGATGAGCTGTCTATAAATGGCGACTTGTCTTATCTTAATTTAGATTGGAAACCAGTGCCAATTATACCTAAGTTTGTAGATATAGTTGTTAATGGTATATCAGAAAGAACTTTTGATATAAAAGCATTTTCTCAAGATCCTTACGGTATAAGCAAAAGAACAGCTTATATGGAATCTATAATTAGAGACATGCAAACTAAAGAAATTAACGAATATGTTAATGAAAATTTAGGAGTAAACTTATTTGAAAATAAACCAAGTTTTTTACCAGAAACAAAAGAAGAACTTGAGCTTCACATGCAACTAACTTATAAACAAAATGTTGAAATTGCAGAAGAGCAAGCAATAAATGTTTTATTAGAAGGTAATAAATATGATCTTACAAGAAAAAGAGTTAATTATGATTTAACTACTATAGGTATTGGCGCTGTTAAAAACAGGTTTTCAACCTCTGAAGGCGTTATAGTAGATTATGTTGATCCGGCTAATATGGTTTATTCTTACACAGAATCACCTTATTTTGATGATATATATTACGTAGGTGAAATAAAATCTGTTCACATAAACGAATTAAAAAAACAATTTCCTAGCTTAACAGATGATGATTTAGAAAGTATTAGTAAAACTTCGTTTCAAAATAACGGATTTTACGATAGGACAATAACTAACTATGATGAATCTGATTCTAACAGTGTTCAAATACTGTATTTTAACTATAAAACCTACATGAACGAGGTTTATAAAGTCAAAGAAACAGCTACTGGTGCTGAAAAAATAATAATTAAAGACGATCAGTTTAATCCACCAGAAGAAATACTTGAGCAGTATGGTATACAAAAAGTTGGTAGATCTTTAGAAGTTTTATACGAAGGTGTTTTAGTTTTAGGTACAGATAAGTTACTTAAGTGGGAAATGGCTAAAAATATGCTACGGCCAAAAAGTGATTTTACTAAAGTTAAAATGAATTATAGCATTTGTGCACCTCGTATGTACAAAGGACAGATTGAGTCATTAGTTAGCCGTATAACTGGTTTTGCTGATATGATTCAATTAACTCATTTAAAGCTACAGCAAGTATTATCACGCATGGTACCAGATGGCGTTTATTTAGACGCTGATGGTTTGGCTGAAGTTGATTTAGGTAATGGAACTAATTATAACCCACAAGAAGCTTTGAATATGTTTTTTCAAACAGGTTCTGTAATTGGTAGATCATTTACTCAAGAGGGTGATTTAAATCCAGGTAAAGTACCTATTCAAGAAATAGCAAGTGGATCTGGTGGTAATAAAATACCACAGCTTATAAATACATATAATTATTATTTACAAATGATTCGCGATGTCACTGGTCTTAACGAAGCTAGGGACGGCAGTACGCCTTCAAAAGACGCTTTAGTTGGCGTTCAAAAACTAGCGGCCGCTAACTCAAATACAGCAACAAGGCATATATTAACTAGTGGTTTGTTTATAACTTCAGATTTAGCAGAAAATCTTTCATTAAGAATATCAGATATATTAGAATTTTCACCAACAAGAGAAGCTTTTATACAACAAATAGGTGTTCACAATGTAGCGACACTAGACGAGCTTAAAGAACTTCATTTATATGATTTTGGTATATTTATAGAACTACAACCAGATGAAGAAGAAAAAGCTGTTTTAGAAAACAATATACAAATGGCAATAGCTCAAAAATCTCTAGATTTAGACGACGCTATTGATATTAGAAACGTTAAAGATTTAAAATTAGCTAATCAACTTTTGAAACTAAGAAGAAAGAAAAAGTTTGAAAGAGATCAACTAGCGCAACAACAAAATATACAAGCTCAAGCTCAAGCAAATCAACAGTCTCAACAAGTTGCTGCTCAGTTAGAAGTTCAAAAACAAAACGCTTTGACTCAAAGTAAAATTCAATTAGAGCAAGCAAAGTCTAATTTTGAAACAGAGAAATTAATAAGAGAGGCTAATTTAAAGAAAGAACTTATGTCTTACGAGTTTCAGATTAACATGAAGCTTAAAGAAATGGAATCCAAGGTTGTTTCCATGAAAGACGAAGTTAAAGAAGATAGAAAAGACGAAAGAACAAAAATACAAGCAACACAACAAAGTCAATTAATAGCACAAAGAAAAGACAACTTACCACCGAAAAATTTTGAATCATCTGGAAATGACGTAATGCAAGGTGGATTTGGTTTAGGTTCTTTTGAACCCAGGTGATTATAGTAATTAACAATTATATAATATTTTATCATGAAAAAAGAAGAAAAAAAACTTGTTCAGCAAGAAGAGGTTAAAGATGAAAAAACTCTCAACAATCCAGTTGTTCAAGACAACGAAGGCACAATTAAAGTAGATTTATCAAAATTAAACAAAAAACAAGAAGATGCCGTTCAAGAACAAAGCGCAGATGCAAGCGATGATACTATCGAGCAACCCCAAAACGAGGGAAGTAGCAAAGAAGTGGTTGAAGAAGTACAAGACACCGTTCAAGATGAAGAGCAGCCAGTTATTGAAGAAATAATTGAAGAAA